CCCAGGTCCTGTGCCTTGGGGAATCCTGATGAGTAGATCCACATCAGTTGATCCCTGATCTCAAAGCCCACTGATTCTATGTTGGTGGCCAGGTGATGATAGGTGCGGGCCGCTGAGAATGCCAGCAGGAATCCACCTGGCTTCAGGATCCTGAGGCACTGCCGCCAGATTTCAATGGCTCCCGTGTTTGAGTCCCACTCCTTGCCCAGGAACTCTATGCCGTAGGGTGGATCTGTCACAACGGCATCTATCGTGTTGTCTGGTATGTGTTTCAGTTCTTGGGCTGAGTCACCTTGTATGATTCTGTATGCTTTCTCTGCCATTGCGATTCTATGCGACTTTGTTCTGCTCGCCTATTTACAGCACAGGGCAAACACACCCACTGATTCTTGGCTTCAAACCATTGTAGGGTGGTGTTGGGCAGTGAGCAACGGGGGCAGGTGTCAATCATTCACAGTCCTTGAGCGTTTTCATCAATTCTTCACGAGTCCAACCTGATCTCTTCAGTGCCGTGATCGCGGCTCGCATGGTGGCATACCACACAGCGATCATGTCGTTGTGGCCTCCTCGCTCAGCTTCCTCCCGCATGATCCTCATGGCCTGCTCTGCGAAATGGAATCCTGATTGTATCCTGTTCCTCTTGACCTGTTGCTGTTGTGCCCTCCGCTCCCTGCGGTATGTGTCCAAACGAATGATGCGACCCTGTTTGCTCATGAATTTTTTGGGGGGCATCCTTTAAACATGGCACTGTCAGAACTGATGCCCCCATTACCTTAAAGTGAACGTTAAACTTGCAAAAGGGAACGTTCATGATTATTTATTATGAGTTAGAAAATATGGATAAGAAATGGGTCGGAGAGTATATGCCTATGGAATCTCCAACCCATTCCGTGCAAAGGAGAAATTCCCAAATGGCTTTGAGATATTTCCATCTGTACTTATCCATTGGTAAAATCAAAAAACAGTTGTGATTTCCGGCTCGGTCATATATACTGACATCAACAAAGGAGAAATCACATGGCCTCAGACCATATCAACACAACAAAAAAACCAAACCTAACAAGCAATAACAACAATAACTACAATTACATACATTTACATACAAATAACGACAAAGTTAATATAGATTGTGATGAATCACAATCAACTAATGACATTGTGTCCCTCGAGGGATCGCTTCGCTCTTCTCTTGGGTCTTTGAGGGGAGACAGTGAGAGTGGCACAGAGGGTGGCATGGATGCCACAAGGCAAATGGGCGCCTTGCCCCAGGGATGGGATTGGATCAAAGCAGATCTCTACGACAACTCAAAAAATCACAAGCCCAAGCACAAACTGAACATCACCATATCCGTGGGAGGCCGGGTGGATTCATTCAAGAGCCTCAATAACTCTCCATGGAGCCTGTATAGGAGAGGCATTGTGGATTGCAATAATGATCCACACTATCAGCGAGTGAAACAGATCAGGAATGAACTGAAACACACCACAGATCAGGCCCGCATCAAAGTTTCCAAATGCTATAGGACCAAATACGAGAAGCAGATAGCAGACACCATTCACGGATTCAGCACCATACTGATAGACGAAGCACAGCACAATGTGTATTCAGTGATATTTGTTTATAATCAGCAGGAGATACTGATACCGCTGTCAGGCACGGCAGGCAGGCTGTCACGACGACAGAGATCAGCAGGGCAGATCGCCACAGGCATGATTCGTGCTGTGACAGAGAGGAAAGGCATCACAGCAGATGATTTCATCAAAAACATGGGAGGCATACTGTGAAATATCTAGACAGATGCCAGGATGATTGCAGGATGTATTTGGTGGAGTGTGCTCCCAGTTCACCGCATCATGGTGTGTTGCGATGCCGCGAGCACGGTTTTATCAAATGGTTGAGCCAATCACAATATCAAGAATTATATCCCGTGATGTATCCTCCATATGGCATACACATAGATCAATTGCTCTAGAGCCGTGTAAAGACCTTATAGATCGTTTAACACACCATTTAGATTGACTTTCACAGCACAATTTTGTACAATTGTGTTGTGGCATTGGAAAAACTAAAAAAATTAGCATCCGAACGTTTGCCCCTGCTGTCAGCGGAAGAGCGGGATCTGAGGGCATGGGAAGATATCCTATTGCAGAGAGAATGGAAGGCAGAACGAGAGGAGAGAAGAATGCAGAGTGATCCACACAGACACAGGCACATGATTACCAAAGAAGATATCCTCGATGCCAAAAAAACCACAGAAGCATATCACAATGACTCCCCGGGTGCGGAACACTACGCAGATTACAATCCAGACTCATATTGACAGGCACCCGCGGGATCAATCTATAAATATCATGATGGATAAAAAAAACAAAGGACCAAGACCAGGCACACCATCTCCCTTGCGGGGCAGGCCATCACCACTGAAAGGCAGATCGTTCCCTGAGAGATGGATCACGGGCCCGGACCCTGTGAGAAGGCGACGCCACAGGAGATTTATATTGGCACGCAACCAAGCACATTACCGCAAAGAAGAATGGCACCTATCATTTGAACAGTATGAAAATGCCGTGCGGGGGCGAGATCATCTCATGGGCAGGGGGATGCGCGATCTCAGTCTCACCACAAGAGATCCGGGATTGGGATGGAGACAGGACAATGTGGAATTGATGCCTAGGCACGAGATCTATGCCAAACGCAGACCGCGAGGCAAGCAACAGCCCTAGATCAAAAATCTTTGCTGTTGAATCGTCTTCGGCGATTGAGATGGCTCACATAATGTGAGCTCTTCACTCTCACTGTTTCACCCCTCACATCGTCACACCGTGTGTAGCCATGCGTGTACACCGGATAAGATCCGTGGATCACAAAATCACAATAATGATACTGATTGCTCCAGAGGCAGGTCAATTGAGATATGCCTCGTCTACCGGTTTTTTTTAATTTGTTTCTGTCAATGACGCATTTGAAATCGCCCAATTTAGCCAGCGTTGCGTAGAATTGTGACCGTTCCATTATGCTACCACGTGATTCGACGCCGTGGTGAAATCCGATCTCCTGCCCAGCTCGTTGATTGCCGCCACCCTCACGTCATAGCTGGTGCCAGTGGTCACGTTGGGTATGAAAATCTCATTGACCTTGGTCGTGGTCACGGTTGTGAAATCGCTGTCAGCCGATTCCCTGTACTGCACTAGATATTCCGTCTTGAATGGGCTGGAGTCACTCCAGGTCGCATATATTCTCTTGGTAACGCCATCGTTGCTAATGTATGAGTCGCTGTTGTTGACCTGGTCAAATGCGGACCCCGAACTGAGAGTCAACGCAGTGACGGCGGGCACCACGGTTGGATCGGGCAGTGAAAGCGTGGGCCTCGTGTAGTCAGAGCCGCTGGCTCCTATGGCGTAGGCCGATGATTGGTGCTCTGTGGCGCTGATGCCGATCAAACCATTCATGTCCACTGTCATCTCGCTGATCCTAAATATTCCGTCCAAACCGATGAAACCGTCCACCACCCTGATGAGATCACCCACGCTGACGTTGCTGAGCGCAAGATTGGTTGTGAAGCTGATAAATTTTTGGTTCCTTGATCTCTTCACAAACACACGTGCATACTGCTCCGCTATCTTCCTGTTGGCTATGGTGGGCAGTGCCACTTGTTTTTCTAATCTGTAATTGTCATCCTCTGCCAAGAAAGCAATGTCATCTGCGGAACCCTCCAGCGGAAATGCCACCTCGTTGGGCTGATAATCAGCTGAGGGATCCACATATGTGACCACGCACCTGTTGCACTTGGTCTCTTTGCTCTCCCCCTGCAGCGTTATGCCACCTATGATCTCGTCATTGGTCACGGTGTATCTCGTGCTGACCTCAGATGGCGTTATGGTGATGTCTGAGTCCTCGCCACCATTCTCGATCAGCAGAGAGTACTTGCCCTGCTGGTATGGCATGATGCCCCTCATGCCGGCTATGATTATCTTACAGTTGTTCATCAGCGATTGCGCTGTGTCTATGACCGCGTCACAGGTGAACGCCTTGCTGGTGCTGGAATCAGCGTAGGTCACTGTCTGGTCGCATTGCAGCGCAGACTTGTACCAGCTGAGCCAGTTTATGGATTCATTCTCCAAACCCTTGCCGTACCTTGAATTCCTAAGATAGTCCAACAGCACGTTCACGGGATTTTTGCTGTAGGTCACGGTTTCCTGCGCATAGGTCTCCACGTGGTCTGTGGTCCTCTCTGGTTCGATCAAACGTATCGAGTGGTTGAAGTTAGCCGTGTATGGTTGACTGTTAAAAGTATTAACGGTATTTTGTTGGAATCTCATCCTGTAGGTTCCCGCCGCGAGATTCTTTATCTTAGAATCCTTCACCGTGGATACCACGGTGGTATCCACCTGTCCCGCGGCCAGCGTGCCATCCTGTCGTCTAATGGGTCTTGCATTCCTAATTTGGCTGGCTAGGAATTGGCTAGTAGAGTCATAAGTGAGATAGCTGGCACCAACTAATTTTTCCAGCGTGCCCAATGTCTTTTGCACCACCTGACCATCCACCTTCAATTCCATGTATGGAGCAAATCTTAAAGTGCCAGACAGCTCTATGGCCACTTCAGCCTCATAGTTCAACGTGAAATAAACGAAATAGTCATCGGCCGATACGCTAGTGCCAACGCTCTGATTTGTGTTTTCATCCGCGAGAAGGATGGTCTGCTTCAACTCCAATTGATTTGCTATCCTTGTGTCCCAGTTCCAAAATTGAGAATCTGGTTGTGTAAACACTCCTATCACGGCGGGCGAATAACCCCCTGTGATGTCATAGATCTTCTTGCCCCTTATTTCCGCTTTGACGTTAGGTATGTTGCCCGAGTAGGGGTTGTTGTTTGGACTTTCTGTGGTGTTGAAACCCGTCCACCTGAACCTCAGGGCCAAATATGCCAACCCCCTAAGGCGATGATCGTCGGTCCAGCTCGGTGCTTCCTTCAACAGTGTTGACGCCACTTGGTCATCCCTGCCATCAAAGAACTGCACCACGAGCTTGTTTTGGTACTTGCCCGATGAGGGAGTACCCTGCACCCCGTGTGCGTAAGAAGATAACGTGACCTCCGTGTCATCCACAAATACTTTTTGTAGCGAATCTATCTGCCCCTCGCTGAGCACCAACGCCACGTAGAGGTATTCGTTGGTCGTTCCATTGGTAGATATGAACACCCGTATGCCCGCTATCTGCCTCTGTCCATACACCACGGGCACGTTGGCCACTCCGGAGTCCTTGGTCAGCAATACTCCCTGCATCGCCTCTCTCTGGTCCTGCCCACCGTAATCCGGTGAATCGATCTTGCTGCCGAACGGTGATGTCAACACGTTGGCGATGCCTTTGATTATGCTGCCAAAGAAATCACCTATCTTCTTGGGTATGTCCTTGACCTTCTCCCATATGTCACTGAACCAGCCCATTAGTTTAACTCCATTGAATATACCGCGTCCATCATCTTTATTATACTGTTTTTCTTCATCAACTCCATCAATATTGGGTTTAACACACCAGATTCTGTCAGTATAATAGACTCAAAATTGTGTTGTTTCACTGTGCCAGCGAGATGATTCCTGATGTGGTCCAGGCACGCATCGTTGCAAAATCTGTCTTCAAGATACAGCCAATCAACCTGCAGCAGCGGTTTCTTGTGTGCAAAGTGGCCCGCAAGGTTGGTTATCATGAACCCCACACGTTGGTCCATGTCCTCGCAGATCCAACACTGCGCTAGGTTGGACATCCTGTTTTTTATCTTGACGTTCAGCTCATTGTCACCCATGCCAGTTCCTATGTGTTGCTTAAAGGTGTTGAACACGTAGTTGAAGTCACTGACCTCAAACAAACGCATCTCAATTATGTTCCCCATTTTATGTCCTTGACTATCTGTGGAGAGAAATCCAAGCCCTTGTCACCAGCAAAAATTAGCTGCTGTGATGTGGGGTTAGTCTTCCTGCCGTTTATTCTTTCGAAGTCCGCGAAAAGCGATGCCACAGTGATCTTGACAGTGGCAGAACGATCCTGTTCCTGTATGCCATAGCTGGTGATCTTGCCATCGAATATGGTATACACGTCACTGGTAGAGAAAGAGTAGTCATCTCCCAAAACCACACGGTAAATCACCACACGCTTGTTCATGTATTCACTGTTCAATAGCAAGGCCAACGTGGTTGTATCCACCGCTGTGAAAGTCAGGTCGATCGTGCCCACCCTGAGGTCAGATGCCTCTGTGACAGTGTCAAAGGATATGAATTGTCCCTGTGCTAGATAGGTGTTGGTGCCTGAGTCTGGCGCCGTGGGTGAATTGTAGGCAATGTTGATATTGGTGCTGGTGAAGTAAACTGGCGTGCTTAGGTGCAGCTCGATGAGGTCAGCTATGTGGACGCCGCGGTCGCTGAGCTTGTCGACCAAACTCGCAGAAAGATCCCTGCCCATTATAGCTCCTCTGTCACGCTGATCTCGTACCTATACAGGTCTGATTGATCTACTGTGTAGGATATCTCGTCATCATCTAGAAACACAGTGAATGGCACTTCATTGTAAGTTATTGTAGTGACACCACCTTCCAGTGATTCGGTCAATGCTGGATAGAAATTTAGGAAACCTACCGTGCTGTCGCCAGCGAGGTTTAGATCATTTACAACCATGTAAACCTTGTCGTGGTTTGAAAATTTTATGAGGTCACCTTTTTTTAGTGTACCCGCGGAGCTGTCATCCTGCACTGCTATCTGCGTTGATCCCGCGGCCGTGCTGGCAGTGGGGTTGTTCATCTCAACGTCTGCCACTGTGAGAACACCCGTCATGGTTCCCGTGGTGTTGCTGATAACCGGAGGCACTATTGTAAAAGTTCCATATCGCCCATCCTGTGATATCAAGAAAGAATAATCTGCCATGAAAGAAGCCCGGGTCATGGGTGGGCTCTTCATCTTGAAGCTCCAGTATTGCCCGCCGACCTTGACTCTCTGCGTGATGTTTGAAACGCTGCTTGATATCCTGTTCCTCACGTTTGATTGAAAGTCCAATGTCTCAAAGCCCTCTGTTGATGGAAATGTACCGCTCATATTATGCTGTCAAACTCCTTTTGCCTCGTTCTGCCAGTGCTCTATTGATCATGCCCACTATCATGTCCTGGCGAGACACCAATAGCTGGTTAAAGTTTGTTGCATCAATGGTGTTGATGTTAAACGTGACAGCAATAGGGCCGTCCGCGCTTTTATTTAATTCATCATTGGGCACTATCCTGCCAGTCTGGCCCGGTTGGAATAATTCTGGACCCGCCTCTCCCACCATGTAAGGTTTGCCCG